AGTCAGTCCACGCAACATCCACGATGTCACCTGTTCCAACATACCAATTACCTTGTGCATTTTGTGCGTTTACTCCAAATGCGAAGAGCAGTCCTAAAGCTAAGCTTAAAAATAATTTTTTCATAATTTGTTTTTTAGTTAATATTCTGTTAATTGAAAAATCAAAGATAGTTGGACGTAACTACCTTTTTGCTTTTATATTTTGATCTCTTTCGAGCTTTTACATTGTGTAACCTTTATTGTTACGCATACATACGAATGGATTTTGGAGAAACCACATATTTTGTGGTTTTTTTTATGTTTGTGAACAATTAATTGTTCACTACTTTACCATTTTTTACAAGACCAATATCTAGCCATTGTTTTGGGTCCTGGATTGTCACAATTATGTCTTGCTCTAAAAGCAGATCGTGCTTTGGGATTTGACTTTCTTATTTTCATTGTTTTTTGTCCTGCTTTTTTAGCAGTTGTTCCACCATGACCAAAATTAACTTTTTTTACCTTAATTGATCCATCAGCATTTTTCTTACCTGAGTTAACATAAACTTTAAACTTTTTACTGTCACCTCTCATTGGTTTATTTAATTTAACCGTTTTACCCTTATATTTAGCTTCAGTTATATTTTCATCTATAACTTCCATTTCTAGTACTTCTTCTATGGTTAAATTTTCTTCAATAGGAGTTAAAATATAATCATCATGTTTATGTTTTTTAACATTTCCCATTTTATCTAAAGTTTGTTCTAAATCTTTAGTAGGCATGCTAGTTGCTTTTTTAAGTGGTTTTAAACCGGCTGCTCCCCCCTCTTTTTCTAAGGTTTTTTTAATTATGTCTTTTATTTTTTTTAAATCAGATTCATTCATTTTTTCTTTATCATCCAACTCAGGGTGATATCCTAACCAAACATGTTTTATATCACCAAATGATTCACCATGTTCATTAAAATCTTCAGAAGGTGTATCAGCACCTCTTAATTCAGCTGGTACTATATTAGATGGTTCATTTAACCAATAAGCTACATCATACCCCCCACTTGATTTCCATGTTACAACTAACCCTCTTTCAACTTCATCTGTATCTGCTTGTAATATAATTTGTTTATCTGTAGGTAATATTATATTGGATGATTCTGTTTCTTGGTCTTCTTGTTCCTTAATAGGAACACAATTATCAACTCGTTTACCACCTTTCATTTTGGTACCTTGAAGTTTATAACCATCCCAACAAGCTTTGCCATCAAGACCTTTCTTTTTTTCTTCTAAAAGGGTTTCTTTAATAATATTAAATAATTGTGATTTTTTCATCTTAACATAAACTACATACACCTGTGTTATCACAAATGATATCTCTAATAATATTATTTACTTTTGTGTATTTATAGTTTGGTTTGATTATTTTATTTTCTTGTAAAGAACTACCTGTAGGGGAAACAAAAGCCCCATGAGTTGAAGGTGTTGAAACAAAATCCCAACATAATAATTCAAAATCATCTTGTACTGTTACTGTAGGATCCCCATCTTCATTTAGTCCTTCTTCTACAGAACCCATTCCACGAGAAGATACACCAACAGTAATTCCGTTTCTAAATAATTCTTTAAGGATATTTCCTGCAGGAGTTGATAGGATTTCAAAAGTGCCATATACATCATTGCCTTTAATTTTTATTTCTGTTATGTTATGAGATACATTTTGTAAATTAATTACTGAACTTTCTGGGTGATCAAGTTCACCTAACGCTCTTCTTTCTTTAACTGGACCATCAATATAATTTTGGACTTCCCTTTGGAGAACTTCCATAGGATATATTCTTTTATTTTGATTTTCAGATTCTGCTCTTTGAATAATACCAGATACTATTAAAGGTTTATTTTCTTTAATAGATTGTTCTATTAATAATTTGTCTACTTTAAATTGTCTGTATTCTGTTAAAAGCATATTTTATTGTATTTGATTTAAAGATTTTAATGTGTCTTGCAGCCATTTTTTTCTATGAGATTTTTGCACAGTTTTTATGTCATCCGCCATATCCCATGTTAATTGTATTAAATCTTCCCATTCAACTTTTGTGTTTACTTTATCTAACATAGGATGGTCTGCTATTTTTTCTACATCTTTTTGTAATTCTTTTTCTTCTTCTTCTTCTTCTTCTTCTTCTTCTTCATACACCATATTTTTATTTTTCCATTTACCTTTTTTAGCAAAAGCACTTGGTGTTGCATATCCTTCCCCATCACCTGCATTAAATGAAGCCCCTGTACCTGTCATATTTGCTTCATCTAATTCTTCATCTGGGCCTAAAAAGTCTCTAAATTCTTTAGCATGTTTTTTTGCCATTTCAGCAAATGGTAGTTCATCATTGTCAGTATAAAACACTTTTAATGCATCTAATATTTCACCATATGAATACATTTTTGCTAAATCTTCTACAGCTTGATTTAATGTTCCCATAGGGACTTCTTGAGGAGTCTTTGGTTTCTCCTTAGCCATCATTTGTTGGACTTTAGATCTTTTTAATTCATCATCCTCTAAATCTGGAGTAAATTGTTCAGCTAATATATATTTAGCTTTCCACTCATGTATGTCAAATCTTTTAGCCATGGATTTCTTTCAATTCGTTAACTAATTCATAATAGTTTAATAAGTTTGAAACATTTTCATCTTGTATGTTTATCTTTTTAGGAATAGGGGCTATTAAATCCTTTGTTTCCTTTAATTTTATTATAACAGCTTTATCTTTTACTTTTTTAATATAATTAGATAATTTATCTTTTACTTTTTTAATTTCTTCATTTATATAAAGTTTAAGAGAAGGACTATTAGTAACATTATTAACATATTCTTTTAATAGTAATTTTTGGTTTTCTGCTAAATCTGTATATTTTTCATTAAATTTTTCTAATAACACTTTATATGTTATTAATTTTGTATCTTTATCTTGTTTATTATAACTTTCTATAATAGGATCTTTTTTTATTTGTTTTTTAATTCCTGTTATATTTTCTAATATAGTTGTTTTAGATTTAACTATAGATAAAGGGTTTGAGGATTTGTTTTCAAGTAAATTATATATAGAAGCCATTATTTTATAATTATTTATTTTTGATTTGAAAAAATCACCTACATTATAATTATCCTTTATTTCTTTAATTAAATTGTATTTTTCTCTTCTTAATTGACTTTTACTTAAATTTTCATGGGACTTTATTAATTCTTCTATTAACATAGTTGCTTGGCTCTCTTTTTTATATTTTTGAGTAGCAAGTGTATGGTATATTTTATATTCTTTTAATATTTCTGTTTTAGAATTAAAATGTTTTTTGAGGAAATTCAAAGATTTATTAGACGTTCCTGATATAGTTTCAGCTGTTAGCTGTCTTGTGAGGAGTTCGAATAATATTCCAGTATTCTTGTACTTAGAATGTTTTTGTTTCATTATAGTGCACTATATAATTTATCTGTATATAAATATAAAAATATCCCTAAGACTTAATGTTTTTTTCAGATAATAGTCCCTTTTCTTCATCTTCATTAAGTACTTGTTTTTTACTTTTGAGTTTTTGGAGTGATTTTTTTAAATTTTTTCTTTCAAATGTTGAAATTTTATTACCATCTGAGGGTTTTTCTACTGTATCTTTTTCTAATCCTTGTTTACCTAATGGATCTCTACTGAAATTCCCTTTATCAGAACCATATTTTTGTTGCTTTTCAACAGGTCTACCAGGATCTTTTTCATCATATCCTGTTGGGATTTGAGCTGGTCCTACTGCTTTATCCCTTTTATTACCATATAACGAAGCTAAATCATGAGGGGTACCATAAGATATACCTGACTCCACTGGGTCATTTCCTTCATTTTCAAGTTGAGACATTCTAAACCTTTGCATAGCATCATCCATCATAGCTTCTTTTTGATTATTATATTGGTCTGGTGATAAACCATATATATGTTCATAAACCCAATCTTTACCAAAAATTTTAGCATCTAACATTGTTTGAGCTACTCCTGTTTTTGCTGTGAATAATTCTATTTTTTCCTGTTCATAAACTATAGATGGAGTTGTTAATTCTAAGGAAAAATCTACTAACTCTTCGTCCGTAAATCCTTGTGAATATAAATGAACTAATGCTATTTTTTGTAATTCAGACTCTATAATTCTTTGTATACGTTCTACAGTTCGAGCAAAACGAATATCCATACCCGCTAATGTTGATTTACCTTCTACTCCTTCTTCATACCCTAAAAATGGTTTAGGTATTTTAAGAGCAGCCATCATTTTAGATTTTAAATATTCAATATCTCCTGTGCCATCATAATCTAAACCTTTAGTTGTATCGATTCTTGTTGAAGCGTCATTACCCCTAATAGGGATAAAAAAGTCTTCAGTCATGTTTTGGATATTAAATTTAAGATTATAATCACCTGTATTTTGATCTATATAAGGTGTTTTTTTCATTTTATTAGCGGTGTCTGCCATAAATTGTTCTACCTTATCAGCATCTGTATTACCTATATTTATATAGAATACCCTTTTTTCTGGAGCCCTCATAATTCTATGAATTAACATTGCATCTTCCATTAACATTAATTGCTTAAATACTTTACGAGCGGGTTCAAGAAAGGCTCTACCATAAGGGAGGTAATTAGAATCTGTAAGTAGTCTAAAATGGGCTACTTCATAATTTTCTAAACTGAATTGGTCTCTTCTAATTGTATTTGTAGCACCTGAAGCTAAACCATTAGGGTCAAGTGTAAATCTTGTATAAGAAGGGTTTTCAGGATCAGTTCCTTCTTCTCTTACTACTTCGTAAACAGATAAAGGGATGACATTATAAATTCCGTATTTTTCAGATACTTCTAATTTTAAGTACATGTCTCCATATTTACACATATTTCTAACCCAAGTAGGAAGATTAAATTCTATATTTAAAACATCATAAAATAAGTTGTGTAAAACTCTTCTGATTTTTTCATCAGAAGAATTGATATTTAGTACTTCCCCATATTCATTTCTTGTTGTTGTTTCATCTGACATCACATCAAGAGCTGCGGCTATAATTGGGTCATGATCCATAGCTTCATAATCACTATAAAGCTGCAGTCTCATTGACTGATAATTTAATGTTGGGTTGTATTGTAAAGAAGATCCTACAGGTTTGTGTAAACGTGTAAATCTATCATATAAAGAATTTGTGGCTAGGTTTCCATATTTTTGAATCCTACCCGTATCCATTACTTTAAGTTTTTTTCCACCTATGTTACGTATAATAACATCACTTGAAAAAAGTCTTTGTAATCTTGAAAATAAACTAGTATCTGCCATATTGTTTGTTTCTAATACATATTAATCTAAAAGCCAAGTCAAATCTTGTTGGCCGTGGTCTCCCATATCTTGGGTCCATCCTAATTGTTTTTTGGATGGTTTGCTGGTAAAAATAGCGGGAGTACTTCTACTCCAATTATTTAATGCAGCATTTGTTAAATCTAATCCTTGTTGAGCAAATTTAAGTGCTGTGTCTCTTACATAACAAGCTGTTGCTAAAGCCATAACTAAATCATCATTATATCCTGTTTGTGCTTCTGGTCTTCCATTTTTCCAAATAAAAGTACGCATTTCTTCCATGGTTCTTTTTCCTTGAAGGATGATTGATTTTTCTCTTAAATAAGCATCTAATTTTCCTATTACTAAAGGTCTTGTTTTTAAAGACATTGTAAAACCAGGAACCATTTTAGTAGTATCTATTATATCATGACCTTTGGCTAAAAATGCATCCGCGTTTGTTCCCGCATCACCTTTAGGGGAATAATATAAATTCTTGTAACCTTTATCTATAACTACTTGTATAGTATTCCACCCTATATTTGCATTTTCTATAACAAGTAATGCATTATTGTATTCTGTGGCTACAGCTACTAACATATGTCCATATTCTTTAGTACCTATCTGTGATTTAAATTCTGCTATTTGTTTGCTCTCTTTTATATCAATAATATGAAAAGCAGAATAATCCTTACTATCTCCTCTTGCTACGTCGGCTACTACCATGTAATTTCTATTATAATCGGGGTATTCCCATACATGAAAACTTCCATCTATTCCTCTTCTTTCTACAGGATCACATATAGTAGTAGTTTCATAATGATTTAATAGTTCAGGAGCAAAAACAGTGTTACCTGAAGTTGTGAAATCACAGTCACATTCTTGTGAAGCCATTCTAGGTCCCAATTCATCTTCTTGTTGGTTTCTCCAAGCTTCATCTCTTTCTGGATGTACAGTCCAAGGTAATCTAATAGGTAAAAACCCATTTTCACCTGTTTCGGCTTTAATCCACATTCTATGGAAAAAGTTTCCAGTTCCATTAGGTGTTGATAATACAATTGCTCTACCCCCCGTTGATAATGTTTGTTGTGATGATGCCCAAATTTCTTCTATTCTATTTTCTTCAATAAAAGCGGCTTCATCAATTATTAGTAAAGAAATGGCTTCTGATCTACCAGCATCACTTGCTGCGGATACTGCTTTGATTTGTGAACCATTTTTAAGCCTGAGGGCTAATTTATTATTTTCTTGAAATCCTAATTTTAACCAAGAAGGTAAATTTTCATACATAAATTTTACCTTTGTTACTAAGTTTTTAGCTGTGTCTTGTTTTGTTGCTATAACGAGGACATTTATATCTCTTTGAAATAACATATACCATAAAGACATACCTGCAGAAAGTGTTGATATACCTAACTGTCTAGATTTAAGTATTATATTTCTTTCATTTTTATTTAATAAATTTAAAACTTTTTCTTGGAATGTAAATAAATTAAACTGAATACGGCCCCTTGTAGGGTGTTGAATCATACAGTACTTTTTCATGAAATATACAGGATCCTTTGCACATTTTAAGTACTCTTGTTTTATTATTTGTTTTATATTCTGTTGAGCCATGTTATATATTATACATATTTACAGAATCTTTTATTTTATTAATTCTTTCTTTTGTAGTTCCTGAGATTGTGACTACTTTACCAGGCATATACTTATACATTCCTAATATAGAAGATATTTTTTGATGGATATCTAGTCTATAATTTTTATCTGTTTCTCTAATCCCATTATCTTCCATAGGTACCGATAAATCATCTATATGAAATATAATATCATATTCTCTTATAAGATGCCATAAAACACCATTTATATGGTCTTTTTCAGCTTTACTCATTGATTTAGATAATTCACAAAAAGCCATTACATCAATAATAGTCCTATCTGTGATTATATTTTCTTGCATTAATTCAGCTGCTCTTTCAGATGCAAATACCAATTGACCTTTTAAAGTACTATCTGTGTTCAAAGGTATACCCATTGAATTTAAATGTTTACTTCTTTCTGTTCTAAAAGTGTAATTTTTAAATTCGGGTTCATTTTTTAAAGCATTTACTAATGTAGTTTTACCTACACTCATTGTCCCACATAAACCTATCTTCATATTAAAATCTTGCTGTTTTTACTGTTGACCCTGATTGTTTATACCATGGTAACCCTTCTCCTGATTTTTTAATTTCATTCCACATATCAAAAGAATAAGGTATCCCATTTAAATAATAATCCTTTTTCTTTTGTTGTTTATTGATTAAAGCTGGACCCTCCCAGTTGTGTAACTGATTTACTCCATTTATTTCTAAGGTAAAAATTACTGTTTTAGAACCATCTTCTTCAATTCTACTTAATTTTCTTGTTTTAAATTTTTTTTTACCACCAGTTCTTTTAAAACCCTCTATTTCTACGTCTCCAAATTCTTTCATAATTAATAATTTGCTGTTTCTACGAATTCAGGATATTCTTTTTTGGTTAATATATTTTCAGCTACATAAGTACCTTGTGCTCCTGATACTGTAATACCTCTTGCTGATAGTGCATCACCTACAAAATAAACATTGGGGAACCTAGTAAGACTTAAATCTTCGTAATTTACTAATGGTTCAGGTGATAAATATTTTACTTCAGGCATATAAATACCCCAATCATCTTTTAATGTTGGGAATACTTTTGTCATATCCCTAATAAAAT